CCACGTTCGACACCAAGGTCTAGTGTGAGCTGGTCACCGATCTGTTCAGACATTTTAATCAATTCTTCAAATTTTTTAGCAAGTAAGTTGTGATTATTTGCCAACTGAAGAACAATTCCTTCTTGATTAAAACAGCTTTCTAGCGGCAATTCAGGCAAATTGGAATACATTAAATCCCCAACAGTCTTAGGGGTAGCAATATCTAAAGAACGAATATGCTCAGCAATGGTGTCATTTCCTTCTTGCATTTCTTCATAAATTCGTTCTGTAAGAAGATGAATTTGATAAAACTTGCCACCCATTAAATTCCAATGGACTAGCTGTGTCTGGTGATATACATAAATAGAATCACGCAAGCATTGCGTTAAGTGGCAGTAGCAAGGAGTTGTTTTATCAATTGAAGTTTTAGCCATCACGATTTACCCCAGAGATCGTTGCATGCCCACCAGCGGGGGCTGTTTCTGTCCATCTTTTCATCACACCCCATTCTAGCTCGAAAGTTCCTACGCCGCTCAGGATCATGGTGTTGTGTATAGTCCTCGTATCCGCGCCTACCGTACCGCACAATCTTCTCTTCTCCATCGTGACAGGATTTAACCACCCATTTGTGAGTATCGCCCTCTGGAGCACGCTGGGGCTTGTTGCACTTCATGTGCTCCTTGGCTAGTCGTTTTGCTTTAGCGTGATCAGCCACGGTTACACATAATCCTCTTTATGCGCAATCAAGTCTTGAGATACTTGACCATTTGCAACTTGTCCAAATGAATCAGGAATTCGCGCCGATTTTAATTTTGCAATTGTATCCGCAATATAGTTACTGTAATTATCTAAAAAAATCTTTCCAGGATCCAGCTGTACCTGCTGTTGTGGATTAGGTTGCGATCCAGCCGAGGGTTGCATCATGGCAGATATAGGGAATAGCCTGAACTGAAGGTGTAATCTTTACAGAGCAAGGTTTTTGCTCCATCCATTCTTTAAGTTTACCAACCCTTTGCTCTGAATAATGCTGATGAGCAGGGCTCATGTATTCAAACACAGCCTGTGAACCCTTTGCTCGATTGCAATTAGTACAGGCACACGCCAGGTTATTTCTGGTGCTGTGGCCGCCTTTATGTTTGGGAACAATGTGATCGATGGTGGCATCGCGGTCACTTAACTGCTTGTCGCAGTAAGCGCATTTCCACCCCCAATCTTCAAAAATACTTTCTCGAAATCGTTTACGCGCAACTTTAGGACTGAGAACAACGAGATTAGTCAGAAAATCGTCAGCGCAGTGAAACATGAAGTTGTCATGAATCCTTACACAAAAGTACGGTGCACACACCTGTCCTATACGCTATGCTTGTACCGCAAAGGGAGTGTGGCGTAACCGGTAGCCGCATCAGACTTAAAATCTGATGGTCTCAGACCGTGTGGGTTCGAGTCCCACCGCTCCTATTGCTCGTCGGTGACGTTAGGCAGATAGCCTAAAAGGTCCGGGGCATTGCTGGATTAGCTCAGTGGTAGAGCAACGGTTTTGTAAACCGTTGGCCATCGGTTCAAATCCGATATCCAGCTTAATCAGTTAAGCCCAAAGGGGGTACGTCTTGCTCCTCAGCAGGATCGTACTCAGCATCCTCAAGTAGTTTCAGAAGCCAGCGGTGCACACGATCCGTGACCCACCGCAAATCATCATCTGTTACATCATGAAAGATGGAATCAAGGCGGAGTTCACGCGAGGGTTCTCGCACGTGATCTGTCAGCAGCTCAAGGGCGCGGTAACGGCCTGGCGTGAACTCCCCCAACATGATTAAATGGCTAATGCCTCAGCTACTTCATCACTCAAATCATCAGAATCCGGTGTTTGCACCTTAAGCAAATCAATGACTTCCAAGGCACCGGCAACTTTTAAATAAAGTTCTTTTGTCTCGAGCAGACTTGCTTCAGTAGTGCGAATTTGATTGGTTAATTCAGCCAGCTGTTTTTTCAAATTGGCTTCAATATCTTGAATGTTTGCCATGGAGAAGGAGGAATTTACCATTATGATAGCAGATTATTAGCGTTTAGCAAGCGGGGTTAGTAAGCCTGCAAGCATTTCCAGACCACGATAGATTCGGTTTACCGTGGCGTTGGTATTGGGAGTCTTGGTCAAATTAATAACGACTAAAGCAAAAACATGTAGATGAAAAATAATTGTTGAAAAATCTGACAATGCTTGTGCAAACTCATGAATATGTTTTTCCATTTTTAAAAAATCCAACCCCAACCATTAGCCCCGCCACCAACGAATAATCGCGGATCCATGTTGGTAAAAGAATAATGTTGATTCTTGCCAGAAGTTGGTCCTTGTTCTAACCATTGCCCGTGAACTAAATCAAGCTCACCATAAGGATCTTGCACCAACCAATAAGAATCAGAGTAACCTGTAATTACAATAAAATGCCCACCGCCACGAGGAGCATCTACTGGCCCGTGATGAACAATACCTACAGCAACCGGTTTTCCCTTTTCAATCTGTGTCTGAATATCTTTGACATCTAAATTCATTTTAAAGGAAGCAGTAACTCCAAGTTCTGCCAAGGCTTTAAAATGTGCTTCGCGTGTCGTAGTATCGCCATTTTTATTAACATAGTGAAGATAATCTACATCGTCGTTAATTCCTTTTACATTTAAGTATTTAAGACACATTGCGATCGAACTGGTTTGACATTGCCGCCAACCCTCTTGGCCATTATCTTGCTGCCAAAAATAAGGAAAGTTACGCAGATATTTTAGGTTTCCATCGACAGCATATGGTTTTTGTTCCGGTGTCAAGCCAAGCCAGTGCTCATTAAATACCCACCAAGTACCAAGGGAACCTATATCTAGCTTTGTGTGCCCATCTCGCTGTTCTACAAAAGTGCAATTACGATATGTGCGGCCTTGGTAAACCTTGGCTTTTTGATCATTAGAAAGGGAGTCTGCAGCGACGGGTTGTTTTTTAAACCACGTCTGCTGTTTAGATGTTATTGCAAGAACAGACATAAGTAATTACCAAATCTATTTACAGAATAGCGCAATTTCCGCTTCCCGTCGCTTCAATAAACCGGGTAATGTTTTGTTACCAGCACCTTTGCACCACTTGATCAGTTCTTGTTTGGCAACAGTGTTGGGGTTTTCGTGGGAATTAAGACGCCGCCGTAGGGTAGAGGATTCCAAGGAACCTATGCCGACGTTATAGGCAAATGAAACCAGTGCATCAAACTGGTTTTGATTAAGCGGGACTGTTATAAGGTTATTTACTGCGGTTTCAAAAGAACTTAAATCTTTATTAAGAAGATTGGTTGCTTGCGTTTCGGTGATGGTCATGCCGTTATGTACATCGGGTCCTGTATGCCCATAACCTATCGTTAAGATCCCTACTGCATCTATGTATGAATGTAATCTTAAGCCTTCAAAAGACTTGATCAATAAAATGCCAGAATTAGATGTTTTCATGAACTTAAGAAAGGTTTATTAGTCGCCACAATAGGCCAAACAACGTAATCCTCACTGGTAACATAAGCTGCTAATTCAAAAGTTGTTTTAGTATTTGTAATTTTTACAATTTTTTTATTACATGCTGCACGAACCTGCTCACGCCACTTTTGAATTTCCGGATCAATACCAGTGCCATTATCAATTTGCCGAACAATTTGCCAATCAGTAGGAGTTAAAAGCGTGCATGCTTTGGTTCGTGTTTGGTTACTCCATAAAGTAACAAGTTTATCGTGCTCCTTGGGTACTAAATCACCGACCTTATTGTATCCGTAATAAAAACGTTGGTCGTACGGCTCAAGATCAGAAACTTCTGTAATTTTAATAGCGGCTCGTTCACTTGGCGTGGATAAACGTAACCAATTTGCTGGATATTGAATCCCACAATGTTCAAACGGGACATCAATAGATAAGGGACAACCGTCCAACAAAAACATGTTTTTAATTAAAATACTTATTATTTAGAATCCGAAATTAATTTTGCAGTAATTCTATTGTTACTTTCTACATAGAAGGCCAGAACATCCACAGCATTGGGTGTTGTCGTTAACGAA